GAGTTCGGCGCGGCCCCGAATCCGTTTGACGGACAGACAAGAGCCTACAGGTGGAAGACTGACAGGGACGGAAATATTGTGGGAAACACACCGGAAGACAAAAATAATCATGGTGTAAAAGCATTGATTTACGGTATAGTTGACAATTATGGTTATGCCTATGTACAGGGGCATGACGCTATTAAGGTTAAAAGGTGGTAGTTTTGGCAAGAAAAAAACCTACTGATATAATCGAAATGGTCGAAGGACACCACTCTGCAACTTATCCCCTGCGTGACCGCATGGAACAGGACCACAAGCTTTACCGCCTGGAGTCTTACGATGCCGGTGACGGATACCGCAGTTACACTTCCAACGAACCACAGGTAATGGCAGACAAGATTGTCAGCTGGCTTACATCCGCTGAGATGGTGGTGAGGATTCCCTTTAACGGAAACGAAAGGGACCAGAGGGATAACAACAACCAGAAAGAAAGATTCCTTACAGGAATTCTCCGTGCGGCAGACGATAACCTTACCATGCGTATGCTTCCGGCTTTACGAGACCAGCTTGCATGGTACACAACCGTGCGTGGCTGGTATGCCGGAAGAGCCTTGTTGGTCAAGAATGATAAGGGCGAAACAAAGGTGGATATAACACCGTGGGACCCTTTGAATACCTACTGGGGTGAAGGCCCGGACGGTCTTGAATGGGCATGCTATAAGCTGAGAAAATCTCCGGCTGATATTCGGAGACAGTACGGTATCCGCAGCCTGGGTGTAGAAGAGGACAGGGATGAAAGTGTCTGTGTTTATGACTTCTATGACAGGGAAGATAACTACGTTGTCATGGAAGACAGGATTCTTAAAAAACGTACCGCTCATGGTTACGATGGTGTCCCATGCTTTGTGGGAATGGTGGGTGCCGCTCCGCTGATTCAGTCAGACGAGGTAGGCTCAGATGCCGTGGCTGACTACGGTGAATCAGTGTTCAAGCACAACCGTGAGAACTTTGAAAACAATAACTTTATGATGTCCACGATGCTTGAACTGACCGCAAGGTCACGAAAGCAGGGACTCAAAGTAACGTCAAGAGACGGCAGCAAGACCCTCGATGAAGACCCATACAAGGAAGGGACAGAGATAGCCCTTGCGCAGGGTGAGGAGATTGAACCCCTGGGAATGCTTGAGATGGCAAAAGAGTCAGGAGCATTCATGGGACTTGTATCATCCGAGGTTCAGAGAGGCGGTCTGCCCTATTCTATTTATGGGGAATTACAGTTCCAGCTGTCAGGGTATGCAATCAATACCCTGCGCCAGGGAATTGAAACAGTTCTTGCCCCGCGGATACAGTCGCTTGAAAAAGCATACCGCTCAATATTTACTATTGTAAGTGAGCAGTATGCAAGCGGTAGATTCAAGGCTATGGAAGTGTCAGGTCGTGACCGTGACAGGATGTATTTCTCAGATGAAATCAGTCCTGAAATAGTCAAGAGTGGCGGTGACCCTGAAGTGTCTATCGTAAGCCAGTTGCCACAGGACGATATGTCCAAGATGACTATGGCTCAGATAGCACGAGAGGGAGAGACACCGTTGCTGCCTGACATATTTATAAGAGATATGATTCTCGGTCTGCAGGATGCTGACCAGTTGGATGATGTTATCAAGGAACAGATTGCTGAGAAGGCTCTGCCTGAAGCAAGTCTCTGGTCACTGCTCGCATCTCTGGAAAACAGGGGAAGAGGTGACCTTGCACAGTTCTACTACGGTGAGCTGATGCGCCTGATGATGGAGAAGGTAGCAGCTACCAAGATGGCTATGACAACAGGATTTACAGGCGGAGGCCCCGGTGGGCCACCACCACCGCCACCAGGACCAGGCGGACCGCCACTTCCGGGTGGACCTCCCGGGCTGCCACCTGAAGTTATGCCTAATGCCGCTATGGGTGTGCCGCCGGTGACACCGCAGGGAGGACCGGTAGCCATGCCGCCTGGTTCCCCAAGACCAGGGGCAATAGAGAATGATGAAGAACAAATGAGAAGAATGGGATTAGTCCCACCAAGGCAGGGTTAATATGGCAGCATTTGGTAAAACACCATTAACTAGAGCAGTATCAGACTTTGCCGGAAGGTTTAATGTAAACCTTCAGGAAGAGATGGGAAATATTTATGCCACGCCTGAACAGCAGGCACAGATGTCTGCAAGGCAGGAAGCTGAAGATAACCAGTACAAGCAGGCAAGAGAGAAGCTTATGGTAGATATGATTCGTGCCGATACAGGCATGGATGGTACTGGCAGTGAGGCGCTTGCAAAGATGATGCCCACTCCTGATAGACCTACACCAATAACACCTACGCCACCACCACCGGGACCGTTGCCGCCACCATTCGGTATGGGTATAGACCAGCCGATGGCACTTGGCAATCTTGGTAGGGAATTCGCTGGTTTCCTGAAAGATTTAGGCGGTAATGCTATGGGCGGTCTGGAAGATTTTAACCAGTTTTTAGTAGGAGATGTGGGATGGGGTAGGACGTTTGGTGAAGGTCTACAGGAGCTGAGTGGCGGTTTGGGTGAAATTAAGAGCGGTCTGGGGGGTGCTGCTGACTGGCTTGAAAGAACATCAGTCAATCCAACAAATACATACCCTGGGGGAATGATGGAAGGTATGGCTTTACCAGCAATGACACAGGCTGATGCTAACAGTATGGTTGCTGAAGAAAACTTCCAGGTTTTAGTTGACAGTTATACGCAGTGGGACACGATGACAAAGATAACCATGCTTGCGGAATTTGTAAGAGAAACTTTTACAGCAGAAGGACAGTCAGGTCTTGACCGTGAGATTCCAAGACTTACCGGACTGGTATCTAAATTGGAATCAGATGAAACTGTCCGGAGTTCTTTAACAGACCTTGTTAACGGTGTGGCTGATGAAGTTGTAACAGGTAGAGCAGGGCTGCCTGGTGAAAAAGACCCGTCTCAATATAATCTAGAGACTACTCCTAAATCAGCCGTATCTGACTTGGTTTCAACCGAAGATACTCAAACGGTAAGCGAACACGTTGCATCTGTTACCGAAGATGTGCAAAATAGGGAAGTACTTGAAGCTGTTGCTGAAAACGAAGCATCCCAACCTTATTTAGATGGCAGACCTATGCTGGATTTTCTCTCTGGTACCAACCGGGGCAAACAGCAGATATACGATTATTTTAAATCTGACGAACCCATGTTCAAATTTATGAACCCGAATGCTCAAAGTATTTATAATAACTGGGAACAGGAACTCAGGTCACAGTACAATATAGAAATTTCCAATCCTGCAAGTCCGTGGTTTGGTGGAACTGATATCGGGGGAGGGATTAACAATAACTATAAAGCTTATTTAGAGGCTGCGTTTGACCCGAATAATCGAACGGCATCGCTGTGGGACAGGGCAACATGGGGACAGAAACTTGATAGTATATATCAACAGGCTGGTTACGGACCTGAAGGGGGAATGGTTGATAGTCTGACGAACACTGATAATATTCAGACAACATCTGAGGTAATGGGGCCTATGTTTGAAACTTTTGCACGAGACCCTGAGACAGTTAAGAACTGGATAATACATAAATCCATGAAAGGGGCAAACCCTATCGTGGCAAGGTATGGTCCGGCTGCTGTTAACAAACGGTTGGACAAATGGATTATGGACAATACCAAGATAATAGACATATCAGTAACGGGGCAGCCAGGAACAGCTGATGCTGAAGCCCAGCTCCAGGCAGCAGAACAGCAGGCATCACGGTCACTGTTTAATGAATGGGCAAGAAGAGATTTTAAATGGTTCAAAGACTAAGGATACGCTAACGCAGGGAGATAGCTATGGCAACAGAAACAGTAATAGATGTAAGTAATATTCCTGGTTGGTCTTTTGCTCAAGGAACACCCAACCAACTTTATTTACATAATGGCGTTGTATATAGAGTACAAATACAGCAACCCGGTAATCAATTTATCGGAGTAGACCAGAGTGCTTATACCACACAGGCTCAAGCTGTATATGAACAAACAGGTCAATGGCCCAGTGTAGTTGGAGATACGGAAGGGTCTGCTAATTTAGAAGACCCTTCAGGGGGACAAGCAACATTTGGCAACATTGGTAGTGATACTGGTAATAATGCTTTTGGTGCTTACACAGCAGGTGATACAGCCCCTCGTACTATGGCTGACTTTATCCGTGATATAGAAAGTCAGACACGAGCTTCTCGTGGTTATGTGTACGATAGAGCCGCTGATACCAGTGCGTTTAGTAGATTTATGAATCCTCTGGCAAGGTCAGTTATACAAAGACAGGCTGACCCTTTGTCAGCGCAGTATCTTCTTGCGGCAGCACCCACGCAGCTGGGTGGCGCACCAAGTCAGATAGGTTCATTTCAGGATTTCATATCAGGTGGAACCCCATTGGCTTATGGTGCGGGTGCATATGGAACCAGAACACCCGAACAAATATCGGCAGGTCCTTTCGGAACTTACAGGTCACCCTTTACAAGAGGGCAATGGGAGAGCAGGTTGAGCCAGTTAAATCTACCAGCCTCCGGTGACCTAAGTACACTTGGAGCTGATGCGCAGGATTTCCTTGCAGCTTTATCACAGGATGAAGCAAGAAATATGATTTCTCAGGCAAGCCTTGCAGGACTTAATCCGATTACGCAGCGCTCATTACAACCAGGATTAAACCGTGCTTTTGCCGCGTGGGAACAGGCAAACCCAACTGCGGGAGCAGGACAAATACTAAGTGATTATGTTCGTGGTGGAATGCAGCGAAGACCATTTGCAGGATATGTTTAGGAGAGTCTGATGGCTGACAATTATTTTGGTGCCAACAATCCGTTCATGGATTTTCTTGAACTGGAACCTACTGCTGCCTATTACAGCAGCCCTGGTGGAAGGCAGTTTGCCTCTGGTAACCAGGGACAACAGAGATATTTCCAGAACCAGTTTCAGAATGTATATAACGAATTTCTTGGTTCATTAGGGTCACAGATACGAAGCGGTCAGGAGCCAACAATGCGTTGGTCTGACTATCTTGAGAACGTACCGTTTACTGCAAGATACGCTGCACTTAGTCCTGAACAGGCTGGGCGCACAACAAGAAGATACAGTCCCAGTACAAGACAGATTTACTTCTGATGCAACAGGAATTTACCCCACGAGCTGGTAGGGCTGAATCCCCTGGGGAATTCCTTGACCGCCTAAGACGTAGCGGGCAGACAAGACGTGCGCTTGCAAACCCCATGCGTGGTGTTTTTGATGCCGGTATGGAATTATTTGATGTTACAGCTGAATCTTTACCTGCTGTTATGGGTAGCCCTTTTGACAGAGGAGAGGGCATATTACCAAGGAAAGTAGATATTGGGCCTGTCAGTTTAGGGGCAGGGCCTCTCTATCAACCTGAGATAGGTATAGGTGATACTCAAATTCCATTAACTCCGTTAGGCGGAATGCCTGAGTTACCTTTTTTAGGAACAACAAGACCTGAGTCAGTAGAAGCATTTAGGGACTTTATACAGCAGACACCCGTGTCCCCTGCTCCCGGGTTACCGCCGGAGCCTATGAATTTAAGTCAGGCATCTGCTGAAATAAGAGATGTTTATAGAGACAGACCGTGGCACGAACAACTTGGTCTGGGAATTGTTGACCCTATAGGAACAGGACTTACCGGTGGGCTTGGTGTTGGCAAAGGGATTGCGAAGGGTGCAGGTTTGGCGAAACAAATACCTGACCTTTTCAGGGCTGGCCCAATCACTAGAGAAATGATGGAGTTTGCTATCCCCAGACCAGCTGCAAACAAGTTTTGGACTGGTATGCCAGAGTTACCACCCGGACGGCAACAACCTATTGATGATATAGCTACACAGTATGAAGGGCCGGACAGATGGTTCCAGGGGTTTGAAGAACCTCCGTCCAGGTTTACAGAACCTGTAATGCCATCTGCACCTGGTCCTTTTGAACCATCACGAGTGGTGGGAACAACAACTGAAACAGTAGTGTCTCCTGCGGAACGAGTAGCAATGGAAGCACTTGAAGGTATAAGGGGAATACCCGAACAGGTCAGACAGATACCAGGGCGCATACGCAGTTTACTTGATGACCCGCAGAGAGCATTACCTCAAGGACCTGTAGCAAGAGAACTTGGGCCAGGTGAAACACCGCGGGCATTACCAAGAGGTACAACGATTGAGGCACCTGCAGGAAGAATTCCGTTACCTGAGACCAGCATGACCGGAACAGGTTTAAGACCTACAGGAAGGGCCGTAAATCAATTCTGGAATGAACCTGAATACGAAAGGTTAAGAAGGTTGGGAGAGGTTCCCGAAGTGCCAACAACCACAACTCCATTATGGAGAGGAGAGCCTGTACCGCAGGGGCCATCACCACGATGGACTCAAGAGGTAGGGCCAACCGGAAGTAAGTTGTGGAATGAGCCAACTGTTTCAAAGTTGGATGAACTAGACAATGCAATATCAGGCAGGGTAGGTGCCGATGAATTATTCCAGGTAGGCAGACCAACGGTTAGGGCAGATGCTACCGGTAGATTCATGAACAAACTATGGAGAGAAGAATCTCCTGCGGTGCGACAAGCCGGAGAAAGGCTTGCTCTTGGAACTGGAAGAGCTGCTGATGAGATGCAGCAGGTGATAGACCCTGGTAGGGCTATACCCGAAAGAGTTGATGATGCTATTCCTTTGGGTCCAGGTAGTGCGCCAGAAGATGCCGCTCGTCAGTTTGGACCAGGAGATGAAGCGTATAAAGTACAACGTACTGCCAGCGAGGAACCGGGATGGTTTAAAGGTGGTATAGACCCATCAGATGTAAATATACAAATGCCA